GAGATTATGGGTTCGTGTAAACCATCAGATATTATGTAATCATTACTCCGCGGACGTGTCTTTACGACAGCTCCGTCCTCAATCTTGTTTACCGCTTTTCTACGGTTCCAGCGTATCTTTCCGGTGTAAACAGGATTATCCAGTATGTTCACAACAGTGGCAGGAGACCAGGGTTTGCCCGATAACGTAGGGATCCCCATTTCATTTAACTTTCTGGCTATTTTCTGCATCCCCAGGCGTTCTCCACTAACGCCATATGCGTACCAGTTATACATCAACCGCACGATTTGGGCCTGGGCAGGGACCGGCCGGAGAGAGAACCCCTTCCCCTGCAGCTTCACACGCTCGTATCCGTATGGTGGTTTATTGCCACAGTATTTGCCTTCCTGCACAGATGAGAGACGTCCGGCGTTCAGTCGACGCTTTATGGTCTTGTACTCCCTTCTGGACATAAAGAGGCCAAACTCAAAATACTCCTCATCAAACTCATTGTTGGGATCATAAGTCTTTGCCGGGGTTATGATTTTTGTATCGGAATATTGAAAAGCACGGGCTACAACGCCCTGATCAATAGAATCACCGCGGGCAAGACGCTCCACCTCTACGACCAGAACGCCATCCCACATACCAGATTCCACTTCCTGCAGGAGGCGCTGCATCACAGGCCGGGCAGATATTGTTTCGCCGGATACTACTTCCCGGTAAATGGCTCCAATGTGGCAACCGCGGCGTTTGGCAAGGTCAAGCAGGATTCTTTCATGCCGGGCCAGGGTTTCCTCCTCTCCGCGTGCTTCGGCTTCCCGATCTGCACGGGACTTTCTTAAATAGATACAGTCTCTTTCAAGTGTGTTCATTGTATCACCTCTCTGTAAAATATGTAAAAATAGGTACAAAAATAACAGCCAGCGAACTTTTGTTCCGCTTGCATGGCTGCTCCGAAGATGATACAATGTATTTGCGATGTACGTATCTCTTCGGAGGTATAGGCCGTCCTGGTGCTGGTAACACTGGGGCGGTTTTTTATAGTTTAATTATTTGGGTTACGATTAAAACTGGTACTGTTCTGGATAGGCATAAACCTTATAATCTGCTATAGATGCCTTCGTTATATCATCCGGTAAATTCATGGGTTCTAATTCAAATCCTATTTCTTCATCGGGTTGAATAGGATTCATAAGTATGGTCCAAAGCTGCCCTATGGGCTGCCCGTTTCCATCAAAAAGAATAGCAACGACATTTATATTGCTTTGCTCCGCGCCTGTAGTATTTTTAATTTTTCCGTGTAGATCAATACTTCCCATTTCTTTATCATATATTTCGGTGGCACTTACCTCTAAACGGACAATTTGATTTTTTGAGGCTTGAGCACTGATATGCGGGGTAATAGATATCCCTTCAGTAGGAGTTCCAGCATCCATACTAGTTTCTTCATAGTAGTAGCCTTTTTCACCAGGTGATAATATTTGCGGATATGGAGTAAATGTATTACTTGTTGTGTGGATAATGGTTCCATCCTCAGACACAAGTTCGTAGGAGCTGCGGTCTAAGTATAAATCATTATTTCCGGTATTTGCCACCTCGACGATTGCCTGAGACCATATATTTCCAATAATATCCTGGTGGAATGAAATATTTTGATATGTAACTTCGTATGATGCTTCAGACTGTTGGCTTTGAGAGTCAGGTGCCTCATTACCGGCTGTTTCGGCCTGTGGTTCTTCTTCTGATACGGGATTTTCAGGAATATCTTTTGAGACTTGTGAAAGTTCCATTGTGCTGGTAGTCCCCATGACCGAAACTTCGTAGCTTATTTTCTTATCCTCATATGTAAAACTTTTCGTGTCATCCTGCGATGCTAATAACGCCGAATCTGTTTTTTCTTTATCTTTTTCAGATGTCCACGAATACTTATCTGTGGAATCAGCGGGTGCTTCATATGATCCAATCCAATAAATTGATTTTGTTTTACCCCCATCTGATACCCAGTTTATCTCAATAGTGTTTTCAGTGATTATAGCCTCCTGATAAGACCCATCATTTTCTTCTGAGACCCAAGTACCAGTCAGATCAGTAGGTTCTTTTACTTCCTCCTTTGCTGTCGTGTCATTAGCCTTTGGTTCGCTTGCATTATTTCCGCAGCTTGTAGCAAATGCGCATAAAACAGCTGTTAGAAATAGTGTTACAATCTTTTTCTTCATAAGAATCCTCCTCATAAATATATTTTATTAAAACGCCGAAGCGGATTAATCTACATCTACTCATCAGGTAATATGCTAAGTGTGCGGTCGTTCGATAAATATAAGACACCATTAACAGTGTAAGGGCCAGAGTCAATATCCTCTTTTGTCACTGAGATAGTGTTGTCAATAATTTCTGTAATGGCTGCAAGTATATCGTCGCTAACTAGCTCTATGGGGACAATAATGCAGGATACATTTTGTGAATCATCTGATAATACTTTTATAGTTCCGGATGAATTATCCGGTAGTATAATCGTTATAAAGGTAACAGAGTCCAAGTACTTTGTTTCGCCAGTGGATATGCCTACACTTTCAAGATTAGTTGTTAGATTTTTTATAAAATCTTGATATGAAAAGTCAAATACTGAGCACTCATCTTTGTCCTCTTCGGGGTTTAGTTTTTCATTCTCACTCCCTATTGAGTCAATATATTCGGCCTTTTCTTCGATGGATTTTCCAAGCTCATCAATGGAGGCTTGATTTTCTTTGATGGATTTATCTAATTCATCCATTCTTTTGTCAAAAGCCTCTTGTTCCTTGTCTTCGACAGTTGTATTAAAGCCACATCCTGACATGAGTGTTACGGATAAAATGCTGATCAAGACAGCAAATCTTATCTTCATAAAAACCCCTCCTTTTTATCTAATCCATGTCTCCAAAACTCAAATCCGCCATTGTATCCCGAAGTCCTTCCAGCACCTCATGCTGCTCTATGTACTCTATCCACTTATAAGGGATACCTGATTTTATTTCTCGTTTCAGATTGTCATAGAGTGGCTGCATGGCTTTGTTCCACATCTCACGGACCGCTTTCTCCACCTTAGCCTCTTTCCAACGGCTTTTAGCCGGTCTTTTCTGATTTTTTGTCTCCTGAAATTTCGTGGCCTTTTCCATAAATACCACGTATCCGTCAAAATTTTCTTCCAAGTATGTTAAAAATTCTTTATATGTCATATATTTGTCCTCCCTTTCAATTATTAACCAGATAATATATGTTATCAAATTTAACGGACGTTACAATACCATCCTCTCCAAAATGAATCCTCGAGGAATTTGGGTATAGGTAAGCCAAAAGCTTAGCCTCATACTTATCTGTGCTCCAGAAAGAGCGGTATTTTGTCCGCATCATTATATGGTTGGCAGCAGCTATTGAAATTCCAAAATAACTGCTGATAGACGGGGCACTGTGGAAATTTTTGTACTTTATCAGTGCCTCAGGTGCTAAAAGGTTGGCAGCAAAGGCGTCCGCTTCCGATTCATTTTCTCTGCTTTCCGTTTCATGGCCCAGTAAAAAGTGGCCTAATTCATGCATTAATGAAAAGCGGATACGTTGTATACAGAGTTTATCATTATAAAACACGACCTTTAAAATTTTATCCGAAAATGCATCATCTGACATATCCAGACATAGGGCATATAACTCAGGGCGCAGGTATCTTGCCTGCTCGTATGTAAATACTTTAAACCCATAATGTTTCAGGACAGCGATGCAATCAAATGGGAAGTCTTTAATTCCGCACTCTGTACAGACTTCCCAAACTTTTTGATGGAGTTTTTCAGAATTCATTTTGTCCTCCAGAATTATTCAATTATTTCGGACAAAAGCTGTATCAGGCGTAATTTCTGTTCTTTAGACATCTGTTTCCCATTTCTGGCAATGAGGCGTTCAACGTCATCATACGACGGCTCGTATTTTTGTTTTTCTCCGGTAGCCATCTCTTCGAGCTCTTCAACAGTGATGCCAAGATTCTGGCATATTTGTATAACGTTATCAACGCTTGCACGCCCAACACCTTTTTTCAAAATTCCGTACAATGTAGTATATGGCATTCCACATTTTTCAGCAAAAGCCTTTAAACTATACCCTTGTTCTTTAATTAAGTGTTCAAGTATTTTGGCTTTTTCCATGCATTTTCACCTCATTTCCGTATAACTACATTATATACGAAAAATGATATTTTGTAAATAACAAATATTCGTTAAACCGAATAAATTCGTAATTCAGTATATTTTGTGTTGACAAAATACCGAGTAAGGAATATAATCCAATTATGAAATTCGGAATTACGAATTACAAGGAGGTGAAAACATTGTACATTCATTTACTCGAATTAATGAAAGCTGAAAAAATTACTTTTGCACAGATGGGTGAATTGCTAGAATGCAGATACCAAACTGTTAGTGACATTGTCAACGGAGTTACTAAAAAAGGCTTTTATTTTGATGATGCGTGCAAAATCCATAAGGTATTTTTTCCGAAATACGATATGGAATATCTGTTTAAACGCCAGTAATACAAACTTATGTTCGATAAAGTAAATATACCATGAACATGTGTTTGTGTCAATGAGAAATGAGGAGGTGGAAAAGTGAAGGAAGAAATCAAATTACCATACCCGGGATTAAGGATTGATTATAGGCGTACGGAACTGGGTAACATGACCAGCATAGTGCTCAACGGGAAAGAGTTATACGGAGTCAAAAGCTTAAAGCTCGAGGTTCCGCCGTGCGATAACCCCCCGATGCTAACATTAGAAATTGATGTGAGTATCTTTGATATGACTGAGATACCGGATTACATGAAATGACCGCCATGAATCGGCGGCCATGTGAGATTAAATAATCCTTAGAGTAGGTTGGACATATGCATCTTTTGAAATGATACCAGACTGTACCAGTGTGTTTACCGCGAGTTGTAATTCCTCATCGGAGATATCTAACTGCATAGCGCAGTCCATTAGATGCGCGGAACCACCTTTTGATTTAAGAAAATCGTATAACTTTTGTTGGTTTTCGGTCATTGGTATTCTCCTTTCATTCGTACTCGGCGTGCCAGCGCCTGTACCTAGATTATAGGAGATATGAAAGAAATTGTAAACAATTGTGTCAATAAGAAATGAGGAGGTGAAATGAGTGTGGGCATTGTTATTTGCCATTACAACAGTGATATCCGCAGCCGGATGGTTGACAAGGTATATATCATGCACTGCGATAATTTATTACATCAAAAAAAAGGGGTACAGTCTTCCAAATGAGACAGAGATGAAAGAATGTACCACGTATGTAGTAAAACGTCTCTTTATGTAATTCCAAGATGAGATTTAATTATTGCAGAAATTATACCAGTCGCAATTTGGGAAAGTGAAGAAAGAGAGGAAGAACCGACTTTTTGACTAACTTCTTTCACGTCTTTCCAAACAGTGTCCGAACGAATATCTGCGAGAAATTTATGCCCATCAGGGGTTAAATCCGTAATGGTAATCCAATCACCGCCATCACAATATTCGACAGCCTCTAATAATCGGGATAGTTCACACTGTCGTATGTGATAAGCGATTTCTTCATGTGAGTAGCTGTTTAAGCGGTCAATAGAATCGCCCTTATGGAAGTCCCAGGGACTTAAAAAATCACAATTTTCTTCTGCTGTTAATAATATGTCTCTAACACAGTCGGGATTCAGCTTCATAATTGTAATCTCCTTTCTTATGTACTTAGCCTGGCGGGGCCTGTACTTACAGTATAGAAGACAAGGAAGAAAATGTAAACATTTGTGTCAATAGTAAATGAGGTGATATGAAGATGGGAGATGCTGTATTTGCTATTTTATGTATTGTGATTTCTTTGGCTTCCATCGGAAGTATTGTGACCGTAATACTTAATAAAATTGATGAAAAGAAATAGTTTAAATTCTGGAGGTAAGAGCGAAGGTGAAAAGAGTAACTATAGTTAGCATAAGTAGATCGCTGACACGGGATGAACGAAAAAATTATAAAAAGGAAAATCCAGATAAACGCCTTTGTTTTAGATTACGTTACCCGAATTTTCCGTTGTTCCTTAGCTTGATATCTTTAATTATAGCCATGCTTGGATTATTGGTGTGGTTATTGATATGAGCAGAGAGATAAGTGAAATTACAACGGGAATCCACCATTTGTAAAAAGTCGAACGAAAAGCGTATATTTGGGCTTCTCCTGTTTGATTTAGCCTTATTTGCGGCGGGAGATTTTTTATGGTTTGAATTTTGTTGAAATTTGCAACTGTTTGATGGCTTGCCAATAAACAATCTTTTGCTAATAAGTATTGGCAAATTGTAAGTTCATTATCAGAGAGAGAAGATTTCTCAATAGCCCCATATCTCTTGATTTTGCAGAGCATTTTATACTGCTTTTTGCTTAAGTCAATCATATAAATAATCCTTTCATTTGTACTCGGCATACCAGCGCCTGTAAGTACAGTATAAGACAAAAAGGGGCCAGGAACAAGTACAAGTAGCATTACATACTATACCATCAAGGAGGTGGTTGTGTGATCATAAAAACCATTAAATATGGTTCTGGAGTGATCCGGATACATGATGATTTTTCAAAAAACAAAACCGAAGAAGAGAAGCAAAAGGTCGTGGATGAAGTATCAAAACTCATCATCGGATTTTACAGAAGAGAAGCCGCCGGATAAGGCGGGAAAGGAGGGACAAGCCCATGCACTATAACACCATAAAAGACGCCGCAATCTGTACAGCGCTGGCAGCTATGACGGGATGGTGGCAGCCACGGGATGCACCGCAGGCAGTTATGTGTTACATATTTATATTTGTGCTGCTGATGGTTGGATTTGAAGTAGCACGAGACCAAGGAAATAAGAGGAGGAAAAATCATGTACAAGGAAGAATTACAGGAAATATTAAAAAAGCATAAGAAATGGTTAGCCGGAGAAGATGGCGGTGTAAGAGCCGACCTGAGCGGAGCCGACCTGTTCGGAGCCAACCTGAGCGGAGCCGACCTGAGAGATGCCAACCTGAGAGGAGCCGACCTGAGAGATGCCAACCTGAGAAGAGCCGACCTGAGAAGAGCCGACCTG